GCCATTTATAACTCCTAGATTAAAAAAATTAATTTTTGCCAAAACTAGTCGAGGATTTGTTCTCTTTAAAGAGCGGCATCCTTGGGTCGCTTTGACGCATTAAATTATTGTCTACAGCATCCGTCTGAGCATCTGTTTGTTTAGCATAATGAGTATTACGCTGATCAACGAACTCTTCTGGAGTCTTGCAAAGCAATAACCCGCCGATTTCAATATTGTCCTTAAAGCGACTTGTTGGATCGACTAGCAGTTGAAACTTGGGTTGTTCCTCAACCCTGACTGGTTCCCATCCTTCTCTCAGTTTTCCTGAAAGATTTCTAGGATCGGCCTGGTTCAGTGTTGAAACACGAATCCAACGATACGCATACCCAGCCTGTTTATCTGGCTCAGGGAGCAATTCTGCGGGCATCCACTGCTTTGGACGCTCTGAAACTGCACGAGTATTTAATTCACGGGTAGTTCTGTTTTCAGCCATTTGATTAGGCCTCCATTTTGACTAGTTCTTTGACGTATTGCTCTGGGGATAAGCCCAGTTTTTTAGCAATTGCTTGTTGGCTCGTAGTTAAACGAACCTTTTTTGACGATGTGCTACGGGTTGCAGGAGCAACTACCGTGCTATTTTTGCGAGTCGCGGTCTTCACGCTTGGCGCTTCTTCTACTTCTGTATCGTCTTCCTCAAAGTTTTCAGGAAAACGCTTACGCATTGTTTTATCAATGCGTTTGTAATACTCATCAGTCGTAGCATATCCAACGCCGTTTTCCTTGACAAGCTTTTCGTGTAGACCGAGTGCTAAACTAGTCATCTCATCATCTTGACCAAACCAAGAGTTGCGCTCTTGCCATTTGGCTGCTTTAGGATCACGAACAGGCTGCTGATTCTGCTGTTGTTGTATTTGTACTTCATTTCTTTCTTCTTGTAAAGCTTTTCTGTTTTTGATGTTATCAAAAGCATTGTCGGCTCTTTCAAGCTTCATTCTGGCGGAAGTCATTTTTTCCTGTGCTTCTACCAACTTATCGGAATCTCCAGAGTCATAAGCCTCTTTATATTCCTTTTTAGCCATATCCATCTCACGTTCAGCGCTGGTTTTGAATGAATCAACCGCTACCTCTTCGGTGCTATGAACCTTGCTTTTTAGCTCTTTTACTTCGTTATAAAGCTTCTGAGCTACGTTAATGGCTTCCTGACGCTCACGCTCAGCCGATTCTTTGGCACGGCGCTCGTCATGGTAAACCTTCTTAAACTTCTTAATTTTGCTTTTGACTTCCTTGGAATACTCTTCCAATTCGTCTGTTTCCAGCTCTTGTACTAGGCTAGGATCAGCCGCCTTTTTGCCTCTATCGGCTTCCGGTGTGTCGTCTTCAATTTCAATTTCAAACTCATCACCGTCTTTTACATCTTCTGTTTCATCTGGAAACTTGTATTTTTGCATTTCTGCCATATAAAACTCCTTCGTTACCTATTAAGGTATAGTTATTTACGTCGAATTCCTCGTGGATCGGACACTACGCCCTCTACTGAGTCATCGTTGATAATGCGAAATGCACGTCCATGAATGACTAAACGTGTACCTGCATGTGGGCGAACTAATACAAAATCGCCCTTTTTGCACCACGGGCCTGTTGGGAAACGGGTTGGATCCTTGTAGCAATCCTCGCCTAAATCCACTACGAACAGTACTGTAGTTAAAGACTCTTCGTTCTGAAGAGTAATGTCTGCCTTTAAAAGACCACTTCCATCATGTTCTTTTTCAGCTTCAGGTATCGCACATAAAATGCGGTAGCCTGATGGTTTTGGCAATTGCGTTGCCTTTTCTTCGTCTGACTTATCTATCAGCGCTGATAAATCTACAGCCTGATTTAAGTCTAGTTTGTTACTCATCCGAGTTCTCCAATCTGTCTTTGAGGTCTAATATGAATCCCCGTGCGATTAGCAGACCCCGGATCTCGCCGCACAGTTTTTTGTACTCCACGTACTCAAGGTTTCCGTTTACGACAGAATCCTTAAGGTTTTCTACTCTATCGTCCAATTGCTTGGTTAGTATTTCAAACTCTCTCATTCTTTAGCCTTTTTAGGTGTTGTATTAGCTTTTTGCAGATCGGCTGCAATTCTCATTACATCAACTCCAGTACCTTTATCAAGCTTGTCTTTTGCATGGGCAAAGTCTCCGCCAATTTTTGTAGCTTTAACTTCATTTTCTGTATAAAGCTTTTCTTTATCGTAAGCCATTTTTGCTCCAAGTTCATGGCCTTTGATCTGAGACTCAATATCCAAACGCTTCTCTTCTAGATCTAACTTGCGGTTTTCCAGTTGGATATCGGCTTGATCTTTCTGGGCTTTGCGTTGAACATCCTGACCTTTGATCTGGAGTTCTTGCTGTTGCATTTGAATGATTGGATCTTGAGCTTGTTGCTGTGCTTGCTGTTGTGCAGCTTGCGCTTGGTTTTGCTGTAGCAACTGGGTAGAAGCTTGAGCAATCAAACGGGACAATTGAACCTCATACTCTGGTGGCAATGGATCCTGCTCTTCTCCGTCTTTAATATAAGGCAATGGAGCGCCAAGTTGTTGCTCAATTTGCTGGCGATATTTGAACCCAAAGTGTTCTGCAATGTGTGCTTGTAACGCGGCAGTAATTTGCTGAGCCATTGGGTTTTGTCCAATGATTGCAGCCGTGGTTGGATCCTGTAGGAAGTTTTGATGCGAGGTAATATGAGCATCTTGGTCTTGGGTAATAAACGCTTTTAATGGTTTATTTGTCAAGGCATCCATGTTCTCAGTAATCGGATCTTGCGGTTTCTGATCATCGCTTAGCGGGATTAGCTTTTCAGCATTACGGATTCCCAGCACGTCAAGCATCTGACGGTGCAATTGCGGTAAGTTATAGATCTGCGGTGCGCCTTGAGCTAACTGCAATACAGCTTGGTACTGCACGATCTTTTGTGCCATTGTTGCGGCATTAGGATCTGATACAGGGATCACGGCTACCAAATCATAGTCGTGCTGTTTGGCTTTACGATCACCTTCTACTGGATCATAGCTATAGTCTTCTGGAGTGTAATCACGAATAATATCTTTTAATAGGCATAACTCTTGCTTCATTGAGTAATGGATACGAGCCTGTACTGCGCTCATTACTTTAAGAGTACGCTCAAGAATAGCTAGGGTTGTCCCTACTGGTGAATTAGCTGACATATCGCTAATCTGCATATCTGCTGCTGATGCAAATCGGCGACCTTCCTCAACAATAGTATTCAGTAATGAATATAGGACTTGGCTTGGCTCTTTATATGGAAGAGGCAAAATATTGTCGCGCATTACACCAGACGGTACATCTACGTCACGGAACTCTCCTGGAGCTATCGGGGTGTCATCACCTTTGATTCGCAACCCACGGGTCTTAAAGCCGCCTGGCAAATTTGATAATGTCCCTGCATCAACCAACTGGCGGATAAGGGAAGTACCAGATTTAGCAAAAGCGCCGACAAGATGGATAAGGCCAAAACAGTAGAAGCCAAAGCCAGGAACATACCCATAGTGGACGAAATGGTTTCGTTTTTGTTTCTTTTCATCTTCTGGTCTCCAGTTACGGCGGATGGCTAGAATAGTGCCAGTACCTTTTTCAATTGTTACTACATAAGGTAAAGCGATTCCTGTTGGATCTCCATCCTCATCTACATCTTCATAACCCTCAAGATCTAGATCAATATGAATTTCTAATAACTTATAACGGTCATCCGCAGTAGCGCGGAAGCCCATCTTCTCAGCAATTTTTTTCTCTACTTCATCTAAGGCTGTGGATGGTTCACCCAGATCTACGTCTGCGTAGAAACCCTCAATCTGTAAACGGCGAACCTCATTCTCTGTCTTACGCATAACGTGTGTAACACGGGGCGCGGACTCAAGGCTAGAAGCGCCATAAGGAACTACGATGTCCTCTGCTGGAATAAACATAGACACTTGGCGACCCAATGCTGGATCGTAATACACCTTCTTAAAGGCGTTACCAGAAAGACCCAAACCCCAGAGCATACGCTCATGTTCAGGGCGGAATTCTTTCATCACATCTGTTAATTGATAGTTCATGTCATCTTGAACACGAACTGCCGCTTGTTTTTTCTCAGGAGTTTCTTTACCAATGATTTGGGTTTTTACTGGCCCAGCCGCTGGAAACGTATCCATAATGGTTTCGGCTTGAAACTTCACTAGAGCTTCGGAAAGTAGTGGGTGGTAAACACCGCAAGCACCTTCCCACGGTTCAGAACGCTCTTCAATCTTCATACCTAAGAGTTCTAGACCATCTACATAAGTCTGGATCCAGTCTTTGCGGGCAGAGATGTCATCCTCAAAGTCTCCTAGCAAATCACCAGCAATGGTGGCTAGAACTTTATCGTCAATGTATTCAACAAGGTTATCGTCAAAACCTTCCTCATCGGATTCCAACTCAATTTCAAGTCCGTCTAAACCAACGGCTTCTCCGTCTGGGGATTCTAATTCAATTTCAATGTCTGGAGACTCTTGTGATGCAAGAGCATCAATCCCTACGGGTGCTTGGTATAAACTTTTTTCAATTGACATAGTGTGTCCTAGTAGTATGCTGCTTTGCGTCTAAAATTAATTGGTTCGTCTTGCTCATCTGTTGGTAGTCTTACAAATCCACCTTTTCTGTATCTGATAAGGGCTTGCGTTGCGGAGTCAACTAAGTCGTCATGGTCTGAGTTTGGAAATGCTGCCATCTCTTCAATTACTTCCTCTGCCCACCGTCTTCCTGGCGCCCAAACCTTCCCAGATGCAAACAAATCTGTTACGGAATTCATGCGGGATATCTTATCATTCCCACGAGTAGGTGTAAACTCTGATACGGGTATACCCATGCTACGCAATTCGTAGATTAATGGTGCGCCAGAAGCTTTTGCTTCAATAATGAATGCATCAGGCTCCCATTCTTTGTACATCTCCATTGCTTTTGCTTTAAGTTCTGGAAATTCCATGCGCGATTTGAATGCGTCTAGCAGAATAATGTTGGAATCATCTGGGTTTTCATTCTTATAGAAGACTCCCCATGTAGTACAAGCAGAATAGTCTGAC